CACTTACATCACAAATCAAAGCATGGCAATGTTCAATACCTAGGAAACCCTTATCAGATGTTCTGGAATGATTATAAGGACACTCGCGGATTCCATATCTACGATACTGAAAGTGACAAGCTTAAGTATATCAAGAACCCGTATGAAATCTTTGAGAAAATCTTCTATGACGACGCCAGTGTGGACTACAACAAACAAGATGTGTCTAATTATAAAGACAAGTTCATCAAACTTATCGTTGAAGAAAAACGAGACTACCAAATGTTTGAAACATTGGTTGATCGTCTTTACAACGTAGGTGTTCATGATGTTAAAATTGTAGAAACATTAGTTGACACAGAGGATCTAGATGATGTAGAATTAAACATAAAGGATACTCTAACTTTGTTGAGTGAATATATTGATGAGATTGATCTTGCGGTAGATAAAACCGATCTCAAGAAACTAATGCAATCTCTCTACATAGAGTCATGCGAAGCAGTTTAATGAATGTTGTACATCATCACTTTACAAGATCAACCGTCTGGTATATACTCTGTTTTTACCGATGATGGCAGTCGTATCATACCTTTGTTTGAGCAGCAAGACGATGCTATGAGGTATCTTCTTCAGTTAGAGGAGGTTGATGATACTCCAGATCTTGAAGTTGTGGAAGCTGAGAATGATCTCATTATTGCTGCATGTAGAACTCAAGGACAAAGATTTTCTATCATTACATCTGACGATTTTATAGTACCACCATCTGACCGATAATGATTATTTTTGAAAAAATTCGTTGGAAAAATTTCCTCTCTACTGGAAATGTTTTTAACGAAATTGATATTGAAGCGGGTAGAACAAATTTAATTGTAGGATCAAATGGATCTGGTAAGAGCACCATTCTAGATGCTCTTACTTTTTCTTTGTTTGGAAAACCTTTCCGTAAAATTAATAAAAGTATGTTGGTCAATAGTATCAATGAGAAAGATACTATTGTTGAAATTGAGTTTCGTATCGGTAAGCAACAGTATAAAGTTGTTCGTGGTATTAAACCAAATAAACTTGAGATCTATGCTAATGGTAAACTTTGGAATCAGGAAAGTAGTTTAGCAGAACAACAAAAGAATTTTGAGGCGAGTGTTCTAAAGATGAACTACAAGTCATTCACACAAATTGTGGTACTTGGTTCTTCTACATTCGTTCCATTTATGCGTCTTCCGACTACACAACGTCGCGATATTATTGAAGACATTTTAGACATTCAAGTATTCTCTACAATGAATGTTCTTCTAAAAGATAAGAACAGAGAAAACTTAGATGAGATACGTGATATTGAATATCAACTTGATCTTATCAGAGATAAAATTGAGATTCAAAAGCAACACATGTTGACTTTAGAGAAACGTACTCAAGAAGAAATTGACAGGAAAGAAGAAAAGATTTTTGCATATAAGAAAACTGAACTTCAGGGTGCAGAAGATGTGGCACTCCTGACAGAGCAAATCGGAAATCTTAATAAAGAAATGCAGGACTATCAAAGTTCTAATGAAAAACTCAAGAAGTTGAACACGTTCTTGATCAAGGTGACACATAAACTAAACACATGCAAGAAAGAGCATGAGTTTTTTGAAAATAATCATGTGTGTCCAACATGCACACAAGAACTATCAGAAGAGTTTCGTAGTGAAAAACTAGAAGCGGGTCAGTCAAAGGTTGACGAGATGACCATGGGTTATGAAGATTTAAATAATGCGATTCTAGAAGAAGAGAATAGATTTTCTAAGTTTACTGAGTTATCTACTGAAGTCAACAATATCAATACTACTATCTCTCAAACTAATTTTCAGTTGATGACAATTCGTAAGCAAGTAGAGACACTTCAGGATGAAATCAAAGAACTGCAAGGTGATAATGTTGACAAGAAAGCGGAGTTTGATAAACTACAAACACTTGTAAACGAAAAGAAAGATCTTGGTAAGCAGCATGCTATTCTCAAAAAAGATCGTGACGTTTTAACAACAGCAAGTCAACTCCTTAAAGATAATGGTATTAAGTCTAGAATTATCAAGACTTATCTTCCTACCATGAATAAGTTAATTAACGATTTCTTGCAAAGGATGGAGTTCTATGTCAATTTCACCCTAGATGAGAACTTTGAGGAGATAATTAAATCTAGATACCGTGATGTATTTTCCTATGAGTCTTTTAGTGAAGGAGAGAAAGCTCGTATTGATATATCTCTTTTGCTTACTTGGCGTTCTATCGCTAAGCTTAAGAATTCTGTGGATACTAACTTACTCATCTTAGATGAAATATTTGATGGATCGCTTGACCAATCGGGCACATCTGATCTAGGATGGATCCTTCGCAACTTTGATGATAGTACCAAAGTGTTTGTAATCAGTCACAAGCAGGGATTAGACGATAAGTTTGACAGAACAATTACGGTTGACAAAACAAAAAATTTCTCGGTGCTAACTGAGACAGTTAACGAAGTGACACATGGACTGGTCGGTTGACCAGTTTCTTTGTTATGCTGTATACATCAGCAACAGAGACACATGCAAACCCAACAAATCAAAGGAAACCTCGCAAGACTTCTTGCTACTGAGAACCTAGTTGTAGAACATCGCAAGGTTCCTACTGCTTCCTTTGATGTGGACCGTCGTGTCTTGACCCTGCCAATGTGGGACAAAGCATCTGGTATTGTATACGACATGCTTGTGGGTCATGAAGTTGGTCATGCTTTGTTTACTCCTAATGAAGACTGGAGAGATACTGTAGATTGTCCTAAAGATTTTATCAACGTTATTGAAGATGCTCGTATTGAGAAACTTATGAAGCGTAAGTTTCCTGGTCTTCGTAAATCTTTTGCTGGTGGATATAAAGAATTGAATGATAAAGATTTCTTCAGTATTATTGGAGAAGATCTTAATAACTTTAGTTTGATTGATCGCATCAACCTTCACTTCAAAATTGGTGCTAGTGCAATGATTCCTTTTGGAGCATCTGAACTAGTATTTGTTGAGCGTACTGAGAATGCAGAAACCTTTGAAGAGGTATTGCAGATTGCTGCTGATGTTTTTGAGTTTAGTCAAACTGAAAAAGTAGCAGAAGTTTCTGCAGCACCAAATGCTGAGCAAGGAGATACTGAAAGTGAAGAGACCACTGAGTCTACTCAAGAATCTGATGAAGATCAACCTCAGGTAGTACCTCAGTCTGGATCAAACATTCCTTCTGGTATGGATGAAGAAGAGGAAGATGATTGGGATGATGAAGAAGAGGAAGAAGATGCTGGTGATAATGGAGGAACAACTTCTCAAACTCAACGTGCATTTGATGATTCTGCAGAGAATCTTTCTTCTCGTCAAACTGGTAAAAATCCTATCTATGTTGAGATTCCAGAGTCTGTTGATCTTGAAAAGCATGTTGTAGATTGGACTGAAGTTCATGACTGGATTGATAGTCAAGCATCATCTAATCCAGAAGTTTATGAGTATGTTGATGCAAGGTATTATGAGTTCCGTAAAAGTTCTCAAAAAGAAGTTAACTACCTTGTAAAAGAGTTTGAGTGTAAGAAATCTGCTGATGCTTATGCTCGTGCAGGTCAATCAAAAACTGGTGTTCTTGACACTGCTAAATTGCATACCTATAAGTACAACGAAGATCTATTTAAAAAAGTAACTGTAGTTCCTGATGGTAAAAATCATGGTTTGATTTTTCTTCTGGATTGGTCTGGTTCTATGGCAAATGAATTGCTTGCCACAGTAAAACAACTTTTGAATCTTACTGCTTTCTGTAAGAAAGTTCAGATTCCTTTTGAAGTATATGCTTTTACTAATGATTGGTTCGTTGTTAATCGCATTAAAGAAGGTAATAATGATACATATCATGACCATGACTATTCTGATGTTAAAAAGAACATGGTTTATATCAATGGCGAATGGTTCCATTTGATGAATATGGTTTCATCTCGTTCTAATTCTCGTAATTATGAGCGTATGTCTAAGAACTTGTTCCGTGAAGCATCTGCATACAGAGGTGGTGGATACCATCCTACCCATGGTCTTAGTTTGTCTGGGACACCTTTGAATGAAGCAGTTATTATGTTGAACTATATTATTCCCCAGTTCAAACAAGAGAATGATCTTCAGAAAGTTAATGTTTGCATTCTTTCTGATGGTGAAGGTAGTTGCGCTGCTTATGGTCATGAAATTTATCTTGATCATAAGGATGAGTATTCAGTTCGTCCACGTCGTCTTGATTATTATCAAATCCTTCGTGACCGTAAAACTGGTCGTACCTACGAACAGTTTGAATATGATAATGTAACTAACATTTTCATTAAGCAAGTTCGTGATAGAAATCCTGATGTAAATGTTCTTGGGTTCCGTGTTCTTCCAGGTTCTGCACTTCAAAATTTTGTTGGACGTTATGCAACTTATGAAGGATATAGTGAGATTCAAAAACAGTGGAAAAAAGAGAAGTCTGCTGTAATTAAAAACCCTAAAGCATTCACTGCTTTATATGCTATCTCTAACAATGCATTGAATGAAACTGCTGAGTTCAATGTTGAGTCTGGTGCTAAGAAGGGAGATATCTCCCGCGCATTCAAGAAAATGTTGGGCAATAAGTCCACCAACAAAAAACTCCTTAGTTCTTTTGTTGAGTATGTCAGTTGACAAACTGGTCCAAGGTGGTCCCAAACGACCACCTTTCACCTTATACTATATTCATACAACACACACATCACATGCCTTTCGCTCCCGTTCCTGTTTCAACTGAAGATCTTGTTTCTTATCTTACCGACAAATGCGGTACAGAAGTTAATACGAAGCAATTGTTTGAAGCATCTGAGCACTACAACTGCTCTCTCGCTACTGTTAAAAAGCGTCTTAAATCTTATAAGCAAGGAATTGGTAAGTGGAATCTGACTGTTCAAGAAAAACTTGAGCAAACCTACCAAGCACCTTCTGCTGCTCCTGCTGTTGAGCAAAATTTGATTCCTTCTAAGGATGATAACTATGTTCCTTTCGGCAACTTTGCTGATGTCAAGAAAATTATCCAGTCTGGTGTTTTCTATCCTACTTTCATTACTGGATTGTCAGGAAATGGTAAGACCTTCTCTGTTGAGCAAGCATGCGCGACTCTAAATAGGGAATTGATTCGTGTAAACATTACCATTGAAACCGACGAGGATGATCTTATTGGTGGGTTTCGTCTTGTTGATGGCAACACTGTTTGGCATAACGGACCCGTCGTGGAAGCTCTTGAGAGGGGAGCTGTGCTGCTTCTAGATGAAGTGGATCTCGCCTCTAACAAAATCTTGTGTCTTCAATCTATTCTTGAAGGCAAAGGTATCTTCTTGAAGAAGACTGGTCGTTATGTTCACCCTGCTAAAGGATTCAATGTTATTGCAACTGCAAATACTAAAGGTAAGGGGTCTGATGATGGAAGGTTTATTGGTACAAATGTTCTTAATGAAGCTTTCCTTGAGCGTTTCGCATTGACATTTGAGCAAGAGTATCCTACTCCTGCTACTGAAACTAAAATTCTTCTTCGTGTTGCTGCAGCACTTGGTAAGCATGATGAAGAGTTCTGCACTAACCTTGCTAACTGGGCAGACATCATCCGCAAAACTTTCAAAGATGGTGGTATTGATGAAGTGATTTCCACTCGTCGTCTTGTTCATATCATGAGAGCATATGCTATCTGGAACAACCGTATGAAAGCAATTAAAGTTTGTGTAAATCGTTTTGATGAAGAGACCAAGCAATCTTTCATTGAATTGTATGATAAGATTGATGCAGGAGTTCAAGTTAACGAGGAGGAAACTGAAGATGCCTAAAGTAGGAGATTGCACCTTTATCGGTAGTATCATCCACATTAGTGGAATGGGATCTGCAAGAGTTACAAAGGTAGTTGATGACATTATTACAGTCATCAACCTTGACGGCGAAAGTCAAGAGTGCTATTATGAAGATATTGAATACGTATGCATGCCGTGACTTACAAATATAATGAAGAAGAGCTCCTCACGGAGCTCCGTGATTACATCACTGGAACTTACAAACAACACTACTCTGCTGGAAATGATCAAATTCAAACGTTAGATTTGATTGAAGCATGTGGTGATGCTGAGGCATTTTGCCGAAGTAACATCCTAAAGTATGCTTCCCGATACGATAAAAAGGGAACTGCCCGACGTGATATCATTAAGATTCTACACTACGGCATTCTTCTTCTCCACTTCTCTGATAAAACTAACGTTACTGAAACCTACAATCAATGAGCAAAGTTACACTTTCAAAAAACACGCTAGATGTCCTCAAAAATTTCTCAACGATTAACTCATCAATCGTATTCCGCAAAGGATCTACAGTTAGGACTATCTCCAATGCAGAAAACATTCTGGCAAAATTCACTGGCGAAGAAGTATTTCCTGTGGACTTCGCGATTTATGATCTCAGTCAGTTTCTTTCTGGGATCTCTCTGTTTAACGATCCTCAGTTGGAATTCACATCTGGCGATTTTGTCAGCATCCGTGGCGGTCGTCAGTCTGCTAAGTATTATTTTTCTGATCCAGAAATTACACTCAAGAGTGCTCCAGAAAAAAATGTAAAATTTCCTGGTGCAGACATTCAATTCAATCTAACTGAATCTGATTTGATTGCATTGCAAAAAGCGTCTGCTGTGTATAGTCTTCCTGACTTGACCTTCCAATCTGAGGAAGAATCTGATACCATTAAAATTATCCTTAGGGACAAAGAAAATGATACCAGTAATACTTACGATATCACCGTGGCGGGTTGTTCTACTGGCACCTATTCTCTTGATCTTAAGATTGAAAACATTCGTGTCCTACCTGGTGACTATACTGTTAAAGTATCTCAGCATCTAATTTCTGAGTGGACCAATACTAACACTGACCTTACTTATTACATTGCCCTTGAACCTTGAATATATTCGTTACCGACCTCAGTCCAATAAAGTCTGCTCAGGTATTACCTGACAAACATATTGTCAAGATGCCTTTAGAAACATGTCAAATGTTATCTATTGTGGCATCTGAAAAATGGGGTCGTGGTTTTGGCGAATTACCTAAACTTGATGGTACACCATACAAAACAGATAAGGGTGCTTTTCGTAATCACCCATGTACTATCTGGGCACAACATCGTTGGTCATGGTTGATACGTCATGGTCTAGCATTATGTGAAGAGTACACATACAGGTATGGTAAAATACACAGTTGTGAGAAAACTATTCTCCATGCTGAGAAGATTTTTCCATTTCAATATCTCGGATCTGTGGCAGACGAGACTTGGGAATTTGCTAGAGCAATGCCTGATCAATGGAAGTATGATAAAACCATTGATGATATTACAGCATACAAAAGATACATTGCGTCTAAACCTTGGGTGAAAGATAATTACCTTCGCAAACCAGAACGCAAACCTGATTGGATTTAATTATGAGTAAAGAGTTTTTGTGGGTGGAGAAATACCGCCCCAATAAAGTTGATGATTGTATTCTTCCTGACACTATTAAAGAAGTGTTTAAGGGATTTGTTAATCAGGGAGAATTGCCTAACCTTTTGTTGAGTGGTACTGCAGGTGTTGGTAAGACCACCATCGCTAAGGCACTGTGTGAGGAGATTGGTGCCTCTTACATCGTGATCAACGGATCGGATGAAGGACGCTTCCTAGACACCGTGAGGAACCGTGTGAGGCAATTTGCCACTACGGTATCCCTGACTTCTGGAGCGTCCCACAAGGTCGTTATCATTGATGAGGCAGACAACACCACTAATGACGTGCAACTGTCCTTGAGGACTGCTGTGGAGGAGTTTCATGGTAACTGTAGATTTATTTTTACCTGCAACTTCATTAACAAGATCATTGAACCATTGCACTCACGTTGCACAGTTGTTGATTTTAGGATTAAAAATGATCAAGCAGTAAAACTTCAAGGTGAGTTTTTTACACGTCTTAAAACTATTCTAACAAATGAGAATGTAGAGTATGAAGACAAAGTTCTCGCTAAACTTACGAAACGGTACTATCCTGACTGGCGTCGTCTTATTAATGAGTGTCAGCGTTATGCTGCCACTGGAAGTATTAATTCTGCTATTCTTGTTGACGTTGCCGATGTTAACTTGGATAGTCTCCTTAGTGCTTTAAAGAAGAAGGAGTTTACTACAGTTAAGAATTGGGTTGTCCAACATATGGACAATGATCCTACTATGGTAATGCGTAAGATTTATGATAGTCTGTACAACGTATTGAAACCTGCTTCTATTCCTGAGGCAGTTCTTATCATTGCCAAATATATGAACAGCATTCCTATTGTTCCTGATCAAGAAATTAATTTACTAGCATGTTTAACAGAAGTTATGATGAGTTGCGAATTCCGTTGAATAAAAAGACAACTCCTGAAAATGTAAAAGAAGCTCATGAAGGACTTTTTTATGCTACAATGAATCTACCTACCGCAGCAAAACATTGCGGTATGACCCAGAAGGAGTTGAAAATGACATTCTTTGAATACCTTAAGTACAATGCCCCAAACTTTGAAATCACTGAAGACACCCCTGAGGTACCCAGGCGGCAAGAGCAGGGCTCTGGCAAACCTGTTCCGATTCCTCCCAGACCTTTCCCAGGTAACAGAGTATCGTGAACCTTTCTTGGGCGGCGGTAGTGTCGCCCTTGAGGTTACTAAAAGATATCCTAGACTGAATATTTGGGTCAACGATTTGTATGAACCGTTGACTAATTTTTGGAAGACTTTGCAGGACGATGGGTACAACATGTACAAACGTCTTCAAGAACTAAAGTCTAGGTATCCAGATCAAGAATCTGCACGTGGATTGTTTGAAGAAGCAAAAGATCTTGTAAATGATTCTGACACTTCTCATCTATATCGTGCTTGTGCTTTCTATGTTATTAACAAGTGTAGTTTCTCTGGTTTAACTGAGTCTTCATCATTCTCTAAGCAAGCATCTGAATCTAATTTTTCAATGCGTGGAATTGAAAGATTGCCAGCATATACAGAACTAATTGAAAATTGGAAGATTACTAATGGTCGCTACCAAGAACTCCTTACTGATGACAAAAACATATTCACCTACCTTGATCCACCCTATGAAATCGGATCCAATTTATATGGTAAGCGTGGAAGTATGCACAAAGGATTTGACCATGATGGGTTTGCTACTATTTGTGACCGTTTTGTCGGTCCTCAACTTATATCTTACAATTCGTCTCAGATGATTCGTGACCGTTTTAAGGAGTGGACAGTTGCGGAATTTGCACACACTTACACCATGCGCTCTGTGGGGAGTTATAATATAGATCAAGCGTCTCGTAAGGAACTAGTCCTTTTTAATTATGAAATGTGAAGTCACCCTCTACGTAGCAGGAACCGTTTTTAAGGAGCAGGTTCATGCTCGTGATTATCAAGAAGCACGTCAAGTTGCTCTTGCTCGCAACCCCAATGCGAAAATTGTTGGAGTCACTGCTAAATTCTAATGTGGCAAATTTGGAAATACGCATTAGGTAGTTTCAGTGACGACAAGACAGCTCCTTTTGATAATTACGTTGCTATCATACGCACCGTTATTTTTGTTAGTTACATGGTCACTAACGCTTTTATTATATTTGGAGTAATTAGACACTGGAATGACGTACCAACTGAAAGACTATCTCTACAGTATCAATCAATCAAAAAAGAGTATTCTTGATGGCGACCTTGATGCTGAGCGAGGTTATCCTCCTTACATTATTAACAGGTGCCTCAGCTCTTTTACGGATACTGTCTTATTTTCCAATGAGATGAATAAGAACCCGCATCTACCAAAGAAGATGCAGTATGACTTTTTTATAAATAGTGTGAAGCCAAGGAAGCGTTTCTCTCCTTGGGCTCGTAAAGATTCTATTGATTATCTTGAGTTAGTAAAAGAGTATTATGGTTATAATGACGATAAAGCACTCCAAGCTCTTAGGATTCTCACTAAGGATCAACTAGATCATATTAAAAAGGCATTGAGCAAAGGTGGAAAACATGAGCGGTGAAACTGAGATCCAGTGGAAACAAAATGATATGGTAGAAGTGGTTCTTAGTGAACCTGATGATTTTCTAAAAGTGAGAGAAACGCTAACAAGGATTGGTGTTGCATCACGTAAGGAAAAAAAGATCTATCAATCTTGTCACATCCTGCATAAGCAGGGAAAGTATTATATTGTACACTTCAAAGAGTTGTTCGCTCTTGATGGAAAGAATACAAATTTCTCTTTAAATGATTTTCAGAGGAGAAATAGAATTGCACAACTCCTTTCTGATTGGGGTTTAATTTCTGTTGTTAATAAAGAAAAAATTGAAGATCTTGCTCCATTAAATCAAATCAAAGTACTTGCTTTCCGTGATAAGGAAGCTTGGACTCTTGAATCTAAGTATAATATTGGTCGTAAGAAACAGGAAACCGAATAATATCTTTCGGTTTATACACCATATAAACCAAGGCTACCACTATAAATACCTCCGTAAGAGGTGTGGGACTGCGGTCCCCCTTTTACTCCAAGTATGATGCCGTATGGGTCATACACTTAATGTTGCTTACGAGGACACAATCATGGTAGACTTTCAATGGGAAACCTATACCCCATATTCAATTGGATTCAATGAAACATTCAGCAGACTTGAAGCTCTTGCAGGAGGTGGAAAGAATTACCCTCCTTACAACATCGTTAATGGAACTGATGGTAGAACCACTTTGGAAATCGCTCTTGCTGGATTTTCAAGAGGAGATATTAAGGTTGAGACAGAAAGGAATGTTCTAACAGTCTCTGCTGAAAAGAGTCCAGAAACAAAAGACAGGGAATATACACACCGAGGAATATCTTATAAAACATTTGCAAGAAACTGGCAAATGGCAGATGATGTAGAGGTTGAATCAGTTGATTACGAGGATGGTCTTCTCACCATCGTACTCAAAAAAGAACTCCCCGAACATCAGAAAAGAAAGACTTGGTTTTAAATTAACATAAAGGGGACTTGACGGTCCCCTTTTTACTTGCTATACTACTAGAAACGTTTTTAAACTATGGCTGAATCTATTGATCATAATGTCCGTATCATTCATCTGATGACTGGTGAACATGTTATCTGTAACTTCACTCAGATTAGGGAAGAAGATAAGTTTGTTGCATATCAAATGCTTTATCCTCTTACCCTTACTCTTTCCCAAGAGGATGGAAATGTTGAAGCTTACAACGTAACATATCGCAGGTGGAATCCTTTCACTCCTTATGAGGATCATCGGGTATCTCCTACTGCAGTGGTTACTGCAATGCCACCTTCTGGTGAGATCCTTCTTAACTACGTGACTAAATTAAAAGAGGCAGGTGTTGATCTTGCTTTCCTACCTAATAATGGAGATGATATCCTTGGAAAAACTACTGAAAGTGCTGTTACTGAAGGACCAGTGGCTGCTGGCGCAAGTTGAAGAAATTGAAGATGTAACGTTTGGTGATCCAGACTGCATCTTAGTTGATCCTATGCTGATTGATGGGGACCAGTTGACAGACTGGCTCCCTTTTGCCACTAAAAAGGAGGCAGTCATCCGATCTTCTGATATAATTACATTTGTTGATCCGAGTAGCGACATGATTACTCGGTACTATGGTGGAAAACCCGCACTGCTTACTGAATGAAGTTTTATACTAATGTTGAACAGGCAGGCAACCGCCTGCTGGTCCGTGGTTATGAAGGTGGTCAACCTTTTTCATACAGGGTATCTTTCAGTCCTACCCTGTATGTCCCTACAAAGAATTATTCTGAGTGGAGGACACTAGAAGGTAACTGCGTTGAACCTCTTAACATGGGTTCTATTAACGAAGCGAAAGAGTTCATCAAAAAGTATAAAGAAGTTGAGGAGTTTCCTATTTACGGAAACAGCAGGTATCTGTATCAATATATTGCTCAAGAGCATCCCGAAGAAGAGATTCGTTATGACGTTTCTAAGATTCGTGTGTTTACTATTGATATTGAAACCGCAGCAGAGAATGGTTTTCCCGACATTGAAACTGCAGACCAAGAGATCTTAGCGATCAGTATCAAAGATTCATATACTGGTCGCATTGTTGTCTTTGGAGCTCGTCCATTTGACAACAAAGATTCTATGGTTGATTACATGCATTTTAATTCTGAAGAGTCAATGCTTTCAGCATTTCTTCAGTATTGGAATGAAAATTGTCCTGACGTTGTTACAGGTTGGAATGTTCAGTTGTTTGATATTCCCTATATTGCTAGGCGTATTGATAGGGTACTTGGTGAGAAGTTTACTAGGACTCTTAGCCCTTGGAAACTTATTTCTTCTAGAGAGATTTTCATTAAAGGAAGAAAGCAGGTCGCTTATGATCTACCAGGAATTTCTACGCTGGATTATTATGACTTGTATAGGAAATTTACCTATCAGAATCAAGAGTCTTATAGGTTGGATCATATTGCCTTTGTTGAACTCGGACAAAAGAAATTAGATCACTCTGAGTACGATACATTCAAAGAGTTCTACGAGAACGATTGGCAAAAATTCATTGAGTATAACATCCACGACGTACGTCTGGTTGATAAACTTGATGATAAAATGAAATTGATTGAACTTGCATTTACTATGGCATATGATGCCAAGGTAAATTATGAAGATGTGTTCTCACAAGTTCGTATGTGGGACAACTACATTTATGTGGAACTTCTGAAGAGGAAGATTGCAATTCCTCCTAAAAAAGAAGCGACAAAAGATGCAAAATACGCAGGAGCATATGTCAAGGAACCGAAACCAGGATTCTATGATTGGGTTGTTAGTTTTGACCTTAATAGTCTGTATCCTCATCTTATCATGCAGTACAATATCTCGCCAGAAACACTCAGGGAAGCTAGACATCCCAGCGCGAGCGTTGAGGGGATTCTAAACAAACAAGTTGAACTAGATCCTGAGTTTTCTACGTGTGCTAATGGAGCACAGTACAGAAAAGATGTTCATGGATTCCTACCCCAGATGATGCAGAAGATGTATGACTCTAGGGTTATTTTTAAAAAGAAAATGATTAAAGCGAAGCAGGAGTATGAAAAAACTCCTACTGTTGAACTCATGAATGAGATCGCTCGCTGTAATAATATTCAGATGGCAAAGAAGATTTCTTTGAACTCTGCTTATGGTGCCATTGGTAATGAACACTTTAGATATTATCGTCTTGCTAATGCTGAAGCAATCACATTGAGTGGTCAGGTTTCAATTCGCTGGATTGAGAACAAAATGAATGAATATCTAAATAAACTACTCTCTACTGATAAGGTTGATTATGTTATCGCATCTGACACCGACTCAATTTATCTTAACCTCGGACCTCTTGTTAATAAATTTTTTAGTGCTAAGTCTGGCGACAAAGCAGCAATTGTGGACATACTTGACAAGATCTGCCAAGAGAAATTGGAACCTTTTATTGAACGTTCATATGAAGAACTTGCGTCGTACGTATCAGCGTATGACCAAAAGATGCAAATGAAGCGTGAGAACATTGCAGACCGTGGCATCTGGACTGCAAAGAAGCGTTACATTCTTAATGTTTGGGATAGTGAGGGAGTTAGATATAAAGAACCCAAGATGAAGATCATGGGTCTTGAAACAGCAAGGAGTTCTACTCCTGCGTATTTTAGAGACAAGTTGTATGCAGCATTTAAGATTATTATCGGGAAAACAAATGATGAGCTTATCAATTTCATCAATGACGTGCGGTCGGAAACCCGAATGCGACCATATGAAGAAGTTGCTTTCCCGCGAGGAGTTAATAACCTTGCAAAATATCGCCACCCAAACGAAATATACTCCAAAGGGACTCCAATCCATGTGCGAGGAGCATTGTTGTATAATCACTATGTTAAAAAACACGGAGTAGAAAACAAACATCCTCTCATCCAAGAGGGTGAGAAGATTAAATTCATGTATTTGAAAACACCTAATCCAATCCATGAAAACTGTATCAGTTTCTTTGGGCAATTACCTAAAGAATTTGGTATTGAAAAGTATGTGGATTATCAGACACAGTTTGAGAAATCTTTCTTGGAACCATTAAAAAATGTGTTACAATGTATCGGATGGACCCATCAAAAAACTGTGTCAATTGGGAGTTTCTTTGAATGAGTAAGAAAGTCTTTGTGGTAACATGGACAAATCACGTAGTCGGTCAAATTGGATCTGAAGACATCAAATGTTTTGAAGACTACAAAACTGCTCTTGCGTTTGCTAAACTAATGCGAGACAATTATACTTATGTAAACTTTTATGAGGATGAAGCAACACAATGGGATTTTTAGATACTGTAATTAAAGATAGTGGAAACGAATTTGCTGGTTTGGTTAGTGAAGGAGTTGCTGCTGGCGACATTACTAATTACGTTGATACTGGCAGTTATATCTTTAACGCCTTGGTTAGTGGTTCGTTGTTTGGAGGCTTGCCTTCCAACAAAGTTACAGCCTTGGCAGGAGAATCAAGCACGGGCAAGACTTTTTTTGCTCTCAGCGTCGTTCGTAATTTCCTTGACGCTAATCCTACAGGTGGCGTCATTTATTTTGAAACTGAATCCGCCATTTCCCGTGACATGATTGAGTCTCGTGGCATTGACAGTTCTCGTATGGTACTGTTCCCTGTTGCTACCATTGAGGAGTTCAGGACACAGGCATGCAGGATCCTTGACAAGTATCTTAAGGAACCAAAGGAGAGCAGACAACCAATGATGTTTGTGCTAGACTCTCTTGGTATGCTTTCAACCAATAAAGAGATGGAAGATGTTGCTAACGACAAACAAGTTCGTGACATGACCAAATCACAGTTGATCAAAGGTGCCTTCCGTGTGCTAACATTGAAGCTTGGTCAGGCACAAGTCCCTATGATCGTCACAAACCATACCTATGATGTGATCGGTTCCTATGTCCCTGCAAAGGAGATGGGAGGCGGTACAGGTCTTAAGTATGCTGCATCTACTATCATCTATCTTGGCAAGAAGAAGGAGAAAGATGGCACTGAACTGGTGGGTAACATCATCAAGTGCGAAGCAAAGAAATCTCGTCTAACCAAGGAGGGTAGTAAAGTTGAAACTCGTCTATTTTTTGACGACCGTGGACTTGACAAGTATTACGGGCTACTGGAATTGGGTGAACAGTACGGAATCTTCAAGCGGGTGGGGAATCGCATTAAGTTTGGTGAATCTTCTGTTTATCCTAAATCTATTCTCTCTAATCCTGAGAAGTATTTTACCGAAGAAGTAATGGCAAAACTAGAAGAAGCTGCCAGAGAAGAATTTACCTACGGAAACTAATGAACTATTCTGAATTTATTACTAAGTACAAAACTATTAAAGAAAAGGGATTTATTAAATCTCAACGTAAAGGTGATGGTGCTGTTGGTAATACATTTGAAGATGAATTGGGACTGCAAGAAAATAACATAGCAGGACCAGACATTGAAGGTAACGAATTAAAAGTTAAGCGAGCAACTGCTAGTGGACTACAAACTCTCTTCAACAAAGAAGGTGAGTGGCAAATGACACAAATTGAATTTCTTGAGGGATATGGATTCCCACATACCAAATATGTTGGTGAAAAAACTGCTCAATCTACAGTTAAAAAAACACCTAACAAGAGAGGGTATTATTTTGAAACTGATGAAGAGCATCTCTATGTTAAATGTAAAGATGTCACCATTGTAAAATGGAATTGGACTCAGTTGGTAGAGCAATTTGGTAAGAAATTTCCTAATTGTATTAAAGTATTAGCAGAGACAAAAAAGATTGGAGGTGTTGAATACTTTCATTATAATAAAGCATACTTGTTTAAAGGAACTACAAAAGAAAAGTTCAAAGAGTTAATTGAAGAAGATGTAATTTCTATTGACTTCAGACTTTACACTCAGTATAATAAAGGTAAGGGAGTAAGAAATCGTGGTACTGCTTTTCGTATCCGTCACGAAGATATGGATAAATTATTTGTTAAGGAGACTCTAAATTGAAGGACACAATTCTCTTTGGTGATTGTCGTGAAACATTAAAAGAGTTTACTGGTAAGGCGAGGATGTGTGTAACATCACCGCCTTATTATGGTTTGAGAAACTATGGTGGTGAACAAGATCAAATTGGTCTGGAACAAACACCAGAAGAATATGTTGACAATCTCGTAAAAGTATTTCGTGAGGTAAGAAATTGTCTTACTGATGATGGAACATGCTGGGTTAATCTTGGTGATAGTTACTATAACTATAGACCAGGTAAAGGACAAGCAATTCATAAACAATCAGTATCTAAAACTAACCAAGATTTACCTAGCACATGTGCTAGACGAGGTAACAAACTAGAAGGTCTTAAAGAAAAAGATCTTATTGGTATTCCTTGGATGTTTGCTTTTGCTATGAGAGCAGACGGATGGTATCTAAGACAAGATATTATCTGGAATAAACCTAATCCTATGCCTGAAAGTGTACGAGATAGATGTACTAAATCACATGAGTATATCTTTTTGTTTAGCAAAAGTCAGAATTATTATTTTGATGTTGATGCTATCAAAGAACCAACTGTAGATGGTAAAGGATTGAAGCGTAAGAAAACTGTGTGGGAAGTTAAAACCAAACCATATAAAGGAGCACACTTTGCTGTGTATCCACCAGAACTAATTGAACCGTGTATTAAATCTGGAAGTGAAGAAGGTGACATTGTATTAGATCCTTTTATGGGATCTGGTACAACTGCTTTAGTATCCAAATCATTACAAAGGCACTATCTGGGTTGCGAATTACATGAAGATTATGGTAGACTAATTCAGAAAAGGTTGAGTGAAAAATCATTTGCAAAAATTAAATTCTAATGGCTGAACGAATTGAAGAAATTATTTTACGAAACCTTCTCTTTAACGAAGAATATTATCGTAAGGTAGTGCCTTTCTTAAAGGCAGAATATTATGAGATTTACCATGAGAAAATTATCTACGAAGAGATTGCTGACTTCGCTAGTAAGTACGATAAAGTTCCTACTAAAGAAGTTCTTACGATTAATCTACAAAACCGTAATGATCTTACTGACGAATCGTTCAAAGATTCGGTACAGGCAGTATCCAACCTCTCGGACGAGTGGGTTGACTACGACTGGTTGCTTGACGCCACAGAAAAGTGGTGCAAGGACCGAGCTATATACCTCGCACTCATGCAATCAATCAAGATTGCGGACGGCGGCGATCAGAAGATTTCGCGAGATGCGATACCCTCCATTCTCCAAGAAGCCTTGGCGGTTTCGTTTGATGAACACATCGGACACGATTACATAGAACAAGCAACAGACAGATATGATTTCTACCACAGAACAGAAGAAAAGATTCCCTTTGACCTTGATAAGTTTAACTACATTACCAAAGGTGGTCTCCCTAATAAGACTCTCAACATCGCTCTTGCTGGTACAGGCGTCGGGAAAAGTCTATTCATGTGCCACTGCGCTGGTGCCGCGCTCACTCAGGGGAGGAACGTTCTCTACATTACATGTGAAATGGCAGAGGAGAAAATTGCTGAACGAATTGATGCAAACCTTCTGAACGTTAGTATTAGAGATCTTGCTGATCTACCCGAAGTTCTTTTCTCTAGTAAAGTTAATGAGATTGCTCGTAAAACTCAGGGCAAACTTATCATTAAAGAGTATCCAACAGCGTCTGCACATGCAGGACATTTCAGGGCACTCTTAAGTGATCTTAAACTAAAGAAAGATTTCAAACCCGATATTATTTTTATTGATTATTTAAACATATGTGCAAGTGTGAGGTACAAAGGTGCGATTGTTAACTCGTATACCTATGTTAAAGCGATTGCTGAGGAGCTCCGTGGCTTTGCTGTGGAGTGTAACGTACCTATTATTAGTGCTACTCAGACTACTCGTTCTGGTTATGGGAATAGTGATCCAGATCTTACCGATACTTCTGAGTCTTTTGGTCTACCTGCCACTGCTGATCTTATGTTTGCCCTTATCTCTACTGAGGAGTTGGAACAACAAGGTCGCATCATGGTCAAACAACTTAAAAACAGATACAATGAAACCGCTGCCTCACGAAAATTCATGGTGGGAATTGACAGATCAAAAATGAAGCTGTATGATGTAGCGGATGACGCATCAGAAATTAATATTTCAGATGAAGATACGGGAGAACAGTTCTCCCAGTTTGCAGAATCCCAAACTAGATTATCCAAATTTGCCGAGTGGAATGTATGAAGATTAAAAGTATTATGGTTGTTGGCGGTGGGTCATCTGGTTGGATGACTGCTGCTGCTTTATGTAAAAAATTTGGTAAAGATATTAAAGTATCTGTTATTGAAGGAAAGAATTCCAATCCAGTTGGAGTAGGTGAATCTACTATTACTAAATTTAATTCTTATTTGAATTATATTCTTGAAATTGAAGATAAAGAGTGGATGCCTCATTGCAATGCCACCTATAAAACTTCAATTAGATTTACTAATTTTAGAGATGGTAATGGTGAGGTATTTGAATACCCATTTGCAGGGTATCATAATGAAGATTCTTTTGGTAGGTGGTCTGTTGTCCGCGCAAAATATGATTTGGGACCAGACTCTTTCAATGAGTTTATGAATCAGGCTTATTGGTTAGCAAAACATAATAGGATGACTGACAATCCTGGTTTTGAATTTCAATTCTCATTGAAAAAAGATTCGGCATATCATTTTGATGCTGGTCTTTTTGGAAAGTTTCTTAAGAAAAGATTCTGTAAGAAAGCAAAGCATTACATTGACGATGTTGTTGCCGTAAAAAAAGATGAAGACGGATACATCACTTCTTTAGTTGGAGATTCTGGAACTGAATACTCTGCAGATCTGTATGTTGATTGTACTGGATTTAAATCTTTACTCCTAGAAAAGGAAATGGGATCTGAGTTTGTTTCTTTCAAACCATGGTTAGATAACGATAGAGCTATTGCAACTCATTTACCATATAAAGATAAAAAGACAGAGCTCTGCAACGTTACCAATTGCACAGCATTAAGTAGTGGATGGTCATGGAATATTCCTTTATGGAATCGTATGGGATCTGGATATGTTTACTCTAGTGATTTTATCAGTGATGATGATGCAGAAAAGGAGTTTAAAAAACATGTAGGTAATGAAGATATTGATATTCGTAAGATTAATATCCGACATGGAGTGAGAGAAAGAGGATGGGTTAAAAATGTAGTTGGTGTAGGTCTTGCGTTTGGTTTTATTGAACCACTAGAATCTACAGGACTTGTGTCTACCCATGAAATGATTGAGCAACTAATTGAAATTCTTGATAGACGTAAGTATAATATTACTGGTTTTGATAGAGACTCTTACAACTATACTTGTCAGTTAGTTGTAACTGGATACATGTATTTTGTTTCTCTTCATTATAAACTTTCTCAAAGAAGTGATACTCCTTACTGGAAATATCAAACTGAACTTAAAGACTGGTTTAAACTTTCTGATCCTAGATTGTTTGCACAAAGAAAAGTTCATATTTCATATGATAATGGATCAACAAATCACTATGAAAATGTACATCAGATGCATTCTCTAGCACACAGATGGGATCCTGAAAAACATGGTATTGCATATATCATGGCAGGCATGGGACATGTTCCTTATGCAGATTATCTTTATAAAGTCTTCTCAGATTCTGCGAAAGATAATCTTCAAGATGATGTTGATAAACTCTACAAGGAATTTAGAAACTATGTTAAAATACTAGAGGAAAAAGTTCTTACACTTCCAACATCTTACGAATTTCTACAACAAAACATTTATTCTTAATATGACTATCAATTTTAATCGCTATGAAGAGTTTGTTTCAGAAGTCACTTCGGAGGCTTCAACAAACTTTGTTGATTTCGCTGATCGTATTGGCGAGTTGGATCGTGAGGGTGCCAATATTGAGCGTCTTCTTACTGCTGGTGTTGGGATTAATGCTGAAGGGGGTGAGTTTCTTGAAATCATTAAGAAGATGGTTTTCCAAGGAAAACCTTGGAACGAAGATAACCGTGAGCATCTTATTATTGAGTTGGGTGACCTTCTATGGTATGTCGCTCAAGCAACAATGGCATTGGATGTCTCTTTTGATGAAGTCATTGAACGGAATGTGAAAAAACTAGAGAAACGTTATCCTGGCGGTAAGTTTGAGATCAAACGATCTGAAGTCAGGGCAGCAAATGACCGATAATGTAACATCCTCCCCTCTAAATAACTAGACGGGGAGGTTTTTTTATGGCTTATAATTTAATACCGTCTACGTTTTCTGATGCAGGTTCTTCTGTAAAGCATATGGATAATGCTGCAGCAGCAGAAGCATTGAGGTTATGGAATTATCTTGTCACTACATATGGCATGGAGAATCCTCTTGCATTTAATCCGAGTAACAAAAAAGCAGTAAAGATTGCTAGAGCATTACAGACAGAATTTACAAAGGCAGAGATAAAAAGGAAACTAAAACTAACCTCTCTCAATTTTGACTTTGGTGATGGTAGTAGAGGTAATCGTGGTACAGGTAATAGAGGTAATTTATTTGAAGAACAACTAGAAGCAGGTATCAATGACTGGATTGAAAATCCAGACGACTTAGCGAGTAACAAATACAAAGATTTTATTTACGGTTTAGTAAAACATTATCACCTTGAGGATTGTATTGCAATAAGAGTAATTGCAGAAGGTGCAGAAAATAAACCTAGACCTATGAAGATTGTCAATGGACATTGGCAAATAGGAACTGCGTCACCATCAACTGGATATAATATTGGTGCTACAGTTACTGACTTAACTTTAGAATCTAAGTGTAAAGGAAAACCATTGCACAAATATTACCTCTCATTAAAGATGAGTGGAACTACTAATCTATCTAATCTGGGATTGAAGAAAGAAGTATTTCCAGTTGATCAAGTAAAAGCATCTCAGATTACAACCGAAGCTGGTAAAGCTTTGATGAAAACTTTTGGATTAGATGAAGAATTATTTTGTAGAACTTTTAATGAATACCAATCAGGGAATAGGAACTTTAAAGTATTAGATTCTTCTCCAAACTATAACAAGGCATTGTTGAAAGAACTTATCAAAGGTTCCTTGGGATATGGATTCCATTATGTTCATCTTAACAAAGGTAAGATAAAACATATGGAAATTGATGAGGCATTTTTGAACAAAGCATCCAGTGCTAGTAATGTATCAATATCATATGGTGGTGAAACTGGTGGTGCAAAGAGAGTCAATATTAATCTGAAAACTCCACTGCTTGACATGTCTTTCAACATAAGAAATACTTCAGATAAAGGGTCTGCTGCAGATCCAGATCGTGTATACCCAGACAAGTTACAGTCAGGATACAAAATGAAGGGTGAAAGTATTGCAACGGTATTTAACGACTAATGGCAAATATTAAACAACTAAAACACCTAGAACATCTAGAAGATGAGATGCTTAACTATGGAGTTGAGGGTTGTAAAGCTGCTGTATCTTTTTTAAAAGAACTTCGTAAGATGTTAGGTCAGGAAGATAGTGGTGGTTTCATGCAAACCAAGTGGGATGGTGCTCCATCAGTTATATGTGGAACAGATCCTAACAGTGGAATGTTTTTTGTTGGTACTAAATCTGTCTTTGCAAAAACACCAAAGATTTGTTATACAGATGTTGATGTTGATCTATATTATGAGGGAGATTTAGCAGAGAAATTAAAATTCTCTTTGAGATACTTTTCTACCCTAGGTATAAAAGGGATAGTACAGGGAGACTTATTGTTTACTAGTTCAACATTAAAGACTGAAGTTATTAAAGGTGAAAAACTGCATACCTTTAGACCTAATACTATTACATATGGTATTCCTACTGACCATCCTATCGGAGTAGCAGCAGGTAGAGCAAAGATTGGAGTAGTATTTCATACACATTATAGAGGCGATGATTTTCAATCTATGCAAGCACTTGCAGGAGCTGATGTAGATGGGTCTAATGATGCTTTAGTAGTAAAAAATGATACTCCAATGCATAAGGTTGGGTTTACATCAACTGAGATGCAAAAGTTTGATAACTACATCTCTAAGATTGAACGCATGTGTCAGATGTGTGGTGATTTTCTTGATGAATTGGTAGCAAAAACTGGTACAACAGGAGATAAAAAATTTCATATAGCATCTTACCTCAAACAATTTTTTAATAATGAAATTAAAAATGCTCGTAGCATAGGAAATGTAGATGAAGCGATGTATGACATGCTCAATTTCTATGGTGACAAGATGGAGAAGGAACTATCAAAAATTAAAACTGTTGCGAACCTAACTGCAAAAAGAAATCTTGTATATGGCAGTCAGAATTACGTGGTAGATAATGTATATAAATTCAAGTCAATGCTTGCTTTATATAAAGAGCTTCAGGCAGTTAAACAAATGGTTATAGATAAACTTGACCACCTAGAAGAGTTTAGAACATACGTTCAGACTGAAAAAGGATATAAGGTTACTACTCCTGAAGGATATGTTCTTCACAAAGATGGCAGCATGATCAAGTTTGTCAATCGCATGGAGTTTGCATACAATAACTTTACTCTTCAGAAGCAATGGCGTTAAATTGCAACAAGTGTTATTTTACTTTTGGTAGGTTTCAACCACCAACAACTGGACATAAAGAGAATTTTGCTGGTGTGAAACAAGCAGCAGGGTCGCACGACTATCGCATCTACATTTCACAAACTGTAGATAAGAAAGGTAGCAATCCTCTCCCACCAGATCGCAAATTACATTACATGAATAAGATGTTCCCAGAACATCGTGGTAAAATATTTTCTGGACCAAAACAACCTGTTGCTATCCTTCAGGATTTGATGCTTGCTGGATATAATGAAGTGATATTCCTTGTAGGTTCGGATAGAGTTGCTGCTATGCAATTCCTCCATAAATATAACGGAAAGGATTTCTCATTCAGGAAGATTGAAATAAAATCTTCTGGGAGTAGAGACGCTGATGGTGATACATTCGCTATTTCAGGAACGAAAATGAGACGCGCTGCATTTGCTGGTGACTTTAAAACATTTCGTTCTGGCATTCCTAGAGCATTAAATGATAATGATTGCCGTGCTCTTATGCAAGAGATAAAGGCAAATTTGCCCGCTAATTTTAAATGAAAGATTTCAAGAAACTGAGAGAACAAGCACTCCGCCAAGCACATCGTCAGAATGATGTGATTTCTGAGGGAGATATCGTTATGTCTGCTAGAACTGGTGACAAAGGAACCGTTCATCGCACTGGTGTGAACTATGCAATTGTGGTTACAGAGGACGGAAGGATGTTTAGAGAGTGGGTAAAAGACATTCGTGCTATAAATAAACCATAGAAGATCTTCAATTTTAAACAATGGATAAGCAGAGACCTGTTAATAAAGTAGTGCATAATGATGCCTATTCTGCATCTCTAATGGAGATGTATACTCAATGGATGGACGGTGATTGCTTCCAAGGTAGCAATATTCCTGAGGCATTTGAGGGTATGGATCCTCAATCTCATGGTGCTGAAGTAGAGGACGTTACCAAGAAAAAGAAAAAGATTGACAAGAAAGAAAAGTCAGTTGCTGAAGAGGTTGTTCTTGAGCGTGAAGAGATTGAAGTTGATGGTGAAGTAATCATCATTGAGAAGAAGAAAGGTCTTGATGGCAAAGCTTGCTGGAAAGGTTACAAGCAAATGGGCACCAAGATGAAGGGTGGTAAGCGTGTTGACAACTGTGTTAAGGCAGGTTTTGAACCAGAAGGTGAGGAGATCAAAGAAAAGAAACTTGACCCAGTAGGTAAGGAAGATAAGGACGTTGATAATGATGGAGATCACGATAAGTCCGACAAGTATCTTCTAGCACGTCGTAAGAAGGTCAGTAAAATCATTGGAATGAGCAAGAAAAAATGAAAAACTTCAGACAACTACGTGAAGAGTGTGAGTCTAAGGACAAAGAAAGGAAGTCAAAGAAGAAAACTGTGGAAGTAATGCCACAGATTAAGGATAATAACGGACAGAAGATGGGTGTTAAATAAATAGTTACTGCACCTTGTAATTAAGATCATGCTTTCATTTTTACTACCACTAGCATCTAAAGTCATTCGCGATGCTGTAGACAACATTCCTGAGAATGAGGAACTAGGAGAAAAACTAATTGACATTTGCCTAGCAATTCTAGGTAAGGCAGTTAAACTCACTAAGACCGAAATGGATGACCAACTTCTAGAAGTTGTAACCAAAGCAATCCAAACACGCGAAGAAGCGTGATAGGACGGGGGACAATAGTCCCCCTTTCTTATAAATAAAATTTAGATAAAGTCATTTACTGGAGAACCCATGTCTCTATACGGAAGAACTGACAGCAATGCCAACGTCACAAAGGCTGGTAGAGGCATCGCAGCGTCATCACAATCAAAAACTGTTGTCTTTGTTGATGAAACAGAAGCAGCACTATCTGTGAACAAAGCTCGTGGTATCAATGCACCTGGATGGTGGTCGTATTTTACATACACCGATTCATCTGGAGCAACACGTCACAAAGCAGAGCATTTAGTTACTCTTGCTAATGCTGACATTAATGCTAATGAAACTCAGGAAGATGATACTATCGCAGCAGATACCGAGTGAGGATGAATGAAATTTGATGAATTGAATCAGGACAATTGGGTCCTTTTTGCCATTAAAAATTATGATAATCCTCAGTCGGTTACATATGCTGACTTTGAGGAAGACATTAAAAAATTTAAATATATTAAACGACTCCTCCGTAGGTATCACACCACGGGGGAGTTTAAAAAGCATTTGATTTTAAATCATATTATATGCTTGTATAATATGTTTGGTGATGCAGCAACTCCGTTGTTGTTTTTTAAACTGGAGAAACCTTACTGGTCTATTCTTAAAGCATTTTTATTGTTTTTAGATAGACTTCCTCCCGCACTAAATAAGGATATAGATGACAATTGTCTAAAGGAATTGGATCTGATATGAAAAACATTTCAGAAATGACAGCAGGTGACGGAAGTGGTTTGGCATTACCACCCGCTTTTGTATTTGTTAATCCTAGACAACACCGTCGTATTAAAAAGTCCAATCAAGATAAAGTTGATGGACGAACATCAGGCGCTCGTGCTCTTTTTAATCGTATTCAACGTAGGAAAATGAAGGAAGAATTAGAAACAACTATTTCTGAAGCTGCTCCCTCTGAGACTGAGAGAGCACAGAAACAGATCGGTCAGATGAAAAAACTGAACCGCCAAAAAGATCTGCAGAAAAAACGTGATGAAGCGAAGAAAAAAATGCAGTCCAAGACGAAAGAAATGGATGTATTAATGAAGGCACGTTTGTCTGACTTCAAAAAGAAAGCAACTTCTCAGACGAAGAAGCTTCAGAAAATGAATAACTCAGTAGAATTTACAGGTGATAACATTATGGAAAATCAAGATGTAGTGCAGGTTGCACTAGATGTGGCAACCAGCGAACTTAATCCTCAGGGCGAAACTAACTTCGCGAAGATTCAGTTTGGCGATGGTTCTACCCAGAACCTAGATAACTTTTCAGCAAAACGTATTGCTGCTTGCTATGCTCAGTTGGATGATACACATAAGCAACAGTTCCAGTACATGCTGAACAAAGATGCTACCACATATCAATCCGCTCTTGACTTTGCTATCAGAAACGTCTGATTGAGGGCCTTATTGTGGACGACAATACCAATATAAACACAGCTATCCTTGAAAGATTGGAAAGAGTAGTTGAATCGCTACAAGAAAATTCAATTCAAATGGGTAAGTTGCTTGCCGTTCATAATGAAAAACTAGATAAACAGGACAGGATAGATGCTGTCTTGTTTGAGAAGGTAGAGAGTCTTCATCGTGAGGTTAACCGACAATCACTGGAGATAAAGAAAGGTTGTGAAAGAGACATCAGAAAAATTGATGAACGACTTCGCCTCATGGAAAAGAAAATGTGGACTATTTTTGGTGGGCTTGCTATTATTAGTTTCATGGTTTCTCCACTCGGACAAACAATAATCAAACCAGTTATTCAACCGTCACAGGACCGCTTGACAACTGGCACTCCTGTTGGTACACTACCTTCAGTGGTGATGCCCCTTAGTGAGTTATCTTGACGTTAAGTATATCAATTTAATATCCCCTCGCCTGAATCTTTTCAGTCGCAAGAAGGCAGACCTGTACAATTTCAGGTGTCCTTACTGTGGTGACTCGCAAAAGAGACGCAATAAGGCGAGGGGATATTTGTTTAAGATTAAGAACGATTTTGTATATAAATGTCATAATTGTGGCATGGGTAGAACCTTATCAAATTTTATTAAGGATCAAGATAGTTTTTTACATGACCAGTATGTCATGGAGAAATTTAAAGAAGGTAAGTCTGGCAAAGGAACTACCGTACCCAACCCTAAATTAAATTTCAGCGAACCAAAATTTGTTAAAAGAGATACCGATTTACAGAAAATATCGGACCTAAATAGTTCTCACCCAGCGCGAATCTATCTTGAAAAAAGAGGTATCAAAGACCTAGATTATTTTCACTACTGTCCTAAATTTAAAGCATGGACAAATAAACAAAAGAAAACTTTTGACACCTTAAGACAAGATAGCGACCGCATCATCATCCCTTTCAAAGACAAACAAGGTAACCTTTTTGGATTCCAAGGCAGATCACTAGCCCCCAAGGCAAAGTTAAGATACATCACGATCATGCTGGACGAGGCACAACCCAAGATCTTTGGACAGGATAGAATTAATACAGAAAATCCGATCTATATTGTGGAGGGACCATTTGACTCAACCTTCTTGGAAAACTCGGTTGCTATGGCTGGGTCCGATGTTGATATTCGGACGTTTGGTTGGAGCAATTATATTTGGGTTTTTGATAATGAACCACGCAATAGAGAAATCGTCAATAGAATCTCCAAAGTCATTGACAGAGGAGACAAGGTAGTCATTTGGCCTACTGGAATAAAAGAGAAAGACATCAATGACATGTTCTTAGCTGGACATGATGTGCAATCTCTGGTAGACTGTAATGTCTATCGGGGATTAGAAGCAACCCTTAAATTTAACACTTGGAAGAAAGTATGAGCAACGGTCACGGAACAAAAGTTCGTAAGCGTAATGGGTCTGTGGAACCCTTGAACCTAGAAAAGATCCACAAGGTAGTAGAAGAAGCATGCGAAGGTCTTGGCGGGAGCATCAGTTCTTCTCAAGTTGAAATGAATTCTGGGATTCAGTTTTATGATGGTATCACCACTGCTGAAATTCAAGAGATTCTTGTGCGTTCTGCAAGTGATTTGATTAGTTTGGATGCACCTAACTACCAATTTGTTGCTGCTAGATTGCTTCTATATGGTCTTAGTAAGCAGGTGTTTGGTCCTGAATGGACCAATGGGTATCCTCCCGTTCTAGAACATGCTACAAAGTGTGTAGAGAAAGGTATCTACGACTCTGGTATCATTGGTAAATATAGTGATGAAGAGTGGGAAGCATTGAATCGTGTCATTGATCATGACCGAGACATGTTGTTTACGTATGCTGGATTGCGTCAGGTAGTTGATAAGTACTTGGTGCAAGATCGTAGTTCTGGAGAAGTCTACGAGACTCCACAGTATATGTACATGATGATTGCTGCAACACTATTCCAAAACTATAAAGAGGATAGACTGGAGTATGTCAGAGAATACTACAACGCAATCAGCAGACACAAAATCAACATCCCAACACCAATCATGGCAGGGGTCCGAACACCTCTTCGTCAATTTGCATCTTGTGTTCTGGTTGATGTTGATGACACCCTCAATAGTATCTTTAGCAGTGATATGGCTATTGGCTACTATGTCTCACAAAGGGCTGGTATCGGTATTAACGCAGGTAGAATCAGGGGAATCAACGCTAAAATCAGAGGCGGAGAAGTTCAACACACAGGTGTGGTCCCCTTCCTTAAAAAGTTTGAATCAACTGTCAGATGCTGCACTCAAAACGGGATCAGAGGTGGGTCAGCGACTGTCCACTTTCCTATCTGGCACCAAGAAATAGAAGATATTATTGTACTAAAAAATAATAAAGGAACAGAAGATAACCGTGTCAGAAAACTTGATTACTCAATCCAACTCTCCAAACTCTTCTACGAAAGATTCATTGCAAATGGAGACATCACCTTATTCTCACCTCACGATGTCCCAGGTCTTTATGATGCTTTTGGCACTGATGATTTTGATGATCTCTATACACGTTATGAATCTGATGGATCTATTCCGAAGAAAACTATCGGCGCTCAAGAACTTATTCTTGATCTCCTGAAAGAACGTGCAGAGACTGGTCGTCTATACTTGATGAACATTGATCACTGTAATAGTCATTCATCATTCAAGGATAAAGTAAACATGAGTAATCTTTGCCAAGAGATTACTTTGCCTACAGATCCCATCAATCATATTGATGATACTGAAGGAGAAATTGCACTATGTATTTTATCTGCAGTCAATGTAGGTAAACTTAAGTCTCTTGATGAACTGGAAGCACTATGTGACCTTTCTGTTCGTGGACTTGAGGAATTGATTGACTACCAAAACTATCCAGTAAGTGCAGCAGAACGTTCTACACTTGCACGAAGAAGTTTAGGTATTGGTTATATCGGATTGGCACATTACCTAGCAAAACATGGAGCACATTACGATGACCCAGCAGCATGGAAACTTGTCCACGACTTGTCTGAATCTTTCCAGTACTATCTACTCAAAGCCAGCAACACAATTGCAAAAGAAAAGGGAGCATGTGAATATTTCTCTCGCACCAAGTATGCAGACGGTCTCCTCCCTATTGACACGTACAAGCGTGACATTGATGAGTTCTGTGGAAGTGAATTGAATCATGATTGGGATTCTTTACGGTCTGACATCAAAGAGTTTGGATTGCGACACAGCACGTTGTCCGCACAAATGCCTTCAGAGAGCAGTTCCGTTGTGTCAAATGCCACAAACGGAATTGAACCACCTCGTGGATACTTGTCCACTAAAAAATCAAAGAAGGGACCCCTTAAGCAAATTGTTCCACAGTTCACAACTTACAAGAATAATTACACGCTTCTTTGGGACATGAAAGACAATGATGGTTATATCAAAGTTGTCTCTGCTATGCAGAAGTTCTTTGATCAAGCGATCTCTGGTAACTGGAGTTATAATCCAGAAAATTATGACAACAATGAGGTGCCAGTTTCTGTTATGGCAGGTGATCTTCTAAAGACCTATAAGTATGGTTGGAAGACTTCATATTATCAGAACACATATGATCAGAAAGGAGAAGAACCACAATTAACTGACGAGAAAAAAGAATCAATTCAGAATTTGTTAGAAGACATATTTACAACCGAGGAGGACGATTGTGACAGCTGCAAAATTTAGGATCAATGATAAACCCATGACTAGTGTAGACGGTATTACAGTATTCAATACTGACCAAGTAGATACAACGAAACAAAAAATGTTCTTTGGACCACCACTAGGTGTTCAAAGATATGATAAGTTTAAGTATCCTATCTTTGATAAACTAACACAAACTCAACTTGGATTTTTCTGGAGACCAGAAGAGGTTTCTTTGCAGAAAGATCGTGCCGATTATCAAACTCTAAATGATGCACAAAAACACATATTTACTAGCAATCTCAAGTATCAGATCCTCTTGGACTCCGTACAAGGTCGTGGTCCTGGCATGGCATTCCTGCCTTATTGCTCACTACCTGAGCTTGAAGGGTGCATGAATATTTGGCAGACCATGGAGATGATCCATAGTCGTTCCTATACGCATATCATTAAAAATGTATACCCAGATCCCTCTGTCGTCTTTGACCACATTCTAGACGACGAGAAGATCCTCTCACGAGCACAATCAGTTACACGTGCATATGATGAGTTCCTACAGGCAGCTCATGTATATGATACAGGTAATATGTGGCGTGAGGGGTGGAGAGAATCACCAACCGCAGCATGGGAACTCCATGATATCAAAAGAAAATTATATAGAGCGGTCGCTAATGTCTATATCCTTGAGGGAATTAGATTTTACGTGTCGTTTGCTTGTTCTTTCGCATTCGGGGAACTTAAACTTCTGGAAGGAAGTGCTAAAATTATCGGACTCATCGCAAGAGATGAATCACAACACATGACTGTCACTCAGAACATTCTGAATAAGTGGCGTGATGGTGATGATCCTGAGATGGCAGAGATTGCCAAGGAAGAAGAGGATAACGTTTATAATATGTTTAAACAGTGTGTAGAAGAAGAGAAACTTTGGGCAGAGTATTTGTTCAAGGATGGATCTATCATTGGTCTCAATGATAAACTACTTGCTAAGTATGTTGAGTGGACTGCCAATCGTCGCCTGAAATCTATTGGTCTTAAGGCAATCTTTGACACTCCTATTAGTAATAACCCACTACCTTGGACAGCACACTGGTTGTCTTCTAAAGGACTACAAGTAGCACCACAAGAGACAGAGGTAGAGTCATACATGATCGGGAGCATTAAACAAGATGTCAAAAAAGACACCTTCGCAGGGTTTAAATTATAATTTTGAAATTGTCTTTGACAAGGAAAAAGAAACAACGCTGCAGAAAATAAAGAGGTGGATCAGTAAACAGAAACCACCTCTTGATACTATTCTTAAATACCTTTTCTCATATGTGGAAAAATGGTATTGGGATGGTAAAGTTTTGAATACCATGGCAGGTGTTGACTTAGAAACCAAAAAATTGCATGAACTATGGGAGGAAGATGACAGACAAATCACCCCACACATCGTGGAGACAGGAGTTTTTGGAGATGAAGGCTGGTCTATCTCAATATCAAATCCAATTGTTGAAAGAGGGACCACGTTCACTAGCCCAGTCGTGGATGCTTCAGGCAATGTACGGTCAGTGGAAGACACTAAAGGGGATCAAGGATCCAGAACCACCAGATTGTCAGAGCAGTCTGAAGGAGTGGGAGGAGTCAGTAAAGAAATACCAGACCCGTGGGACTGAATAAATACTAGAGGATATTATGATTATGTGGAAAAAACAGATTACCCAAACCCTTGGAGATATATGGGCACCGTTTTTGATCGGGACCTTATTCGGGATAACTACGGTTTTGTTTATATCATTACCAATCTCTCCAACGAACGACAGTACATTGGGAGAAAGTATTTTTGGCAGAAAAGGAAACCAAAGGGGGGTAAGCGTAGAGTCACTTCAGAGAGTGACTGGAAAAAATATTACGGGTCATGTCCAGAACTAAAGGACGACATCAAGGAGTATGGTAAGGACAGTTTTAGTCGTGTCATACTCTCGCTCCACACCACGCCAGGACGTGTAAACTATGAAGAGACAAGGCAACTTTTTCTCCATGATGTTCTGACAAAAGCCTTGACAGACGGCACTCCTGCCTTTTATAATTCCAACATACTTGGACGTTACTACAGGAAAGATTATTTTGATTTTGGAAATACTGGCGGCGCTGACGCCAATGGATTATGATCATTTAGCAAGAGCAGTACAAGTTGAAGCAGCACCAAACACAATGGATGAATATTGTGTGGCAGTATCTATTATTAATCGTGTCCGCTCACCTAAATATCCAAACACGGTTGCGGATGTTGTATATTCTCCCAATCAATATGAAGGATTTCTTTATTGGAACCCTACTGCTAAAGATGCAGTTGTGAATCGTCTTAAAGATAATGTTAAGATGCTCACAGCATATAATATGATCGGTGATCGTACAGACTTCAAGGGTCAGAGTATGCTACGATATCGTGTAGCGTCAGAAGATCCAATGTGTGCCCCCAATGGAAACTTCTACCACTACTACTGGCAATCATGAAAATTATCAATTCAATTAAAAGATTCATGAAAGTAAAACCTTACACTGGAGTTCCTGCTCCTGTTATTCTAGAAGATGACCCATGGTTTGGTCCTACTCCTATTCTTTCTGAAAAACAGAGAGAGTATCTTGATATGGTAAAACAGTTAGAAGAAGAAAAGCAATTACTCAGTGCAGATTCTGAAGACATGTCAAAAGAAGTGGACAATATCCACGAAGTGCTGTATAATGTTGCTACTAAGGGAGGCAAAACCACTACTCAACTCAACCCTCTTCCAGAGTTTGGTGGTGGATCAGAGAATTTTCATACAGGACCAGATGGTTGGATGTCTGGTACAGGATTCAATCAATTCTGATTGTCTCCTTCTTTATTGACTCAGTAGCTCAGCTGGATAGAGCAACTGCCTTCTAAGCAGTCGGTCGTAGGTTCAAATCCTACCTGAGTCGCCTTGTCGGTGTGGCGGAATCGGTAGACG